AACATATCTTGAGAGTCGGAAGGTGACGCATGGCTGACCTCTCAAACATCCTTGGTGGCCCGTGGTCACCACCCCCAGAAAAGCTAGTCGCTCCACCCGAGGCGCAACTCATAGACGCCATGCGTGCTGCGGGGCTTGAGCCACCAGATCAAATCCACTTTGACGGCAAGATTCATCGGTTTCGCTCCGGCACAAAGGGATCGCCAGGCCACGGCGACAAGCCCGGCTGGTATTTGGTCTTTGGCGATGGCATCCCTGCTGGCCGCTTTGGGTGCTGGCGTGCGGGTATGGAGCAAACTTGGCGTGCAGATATAGGCAGAAAACTAAGCCAAACCGAGGAAATGTCACATGCCATGCGTTTGGCTGAGGCCAAAGCCTTGCGGGATGCCGCCATCGAGCGCCAACATCAAGTAGCCAGTGAGACAGTCGAAAAAATCTGGACAGGCGCACAGGCAGCGCTTGCAGATCATCCCTATCTAGCCAAGGGATGTGGTATCGCTAGGGAAATGCTTTCAAGGGGCGTAGAGGGGCGCAATCCAAGATTGTAGAAATGTCGGTACGTATCGATCACTTCAAGGAAGCCAACGGACATGTCACCGTTGCCAGCGGCCAGGAGCGTGGCACGTTCAGCGCTTCCAATCTGGCGCTGGAAATACTTCACGTTTGGGTTTGCGGGTCTTGCCATCACCATCCCTTAAAAAAAAATCACCAGCCACCAAAACTCAAAAAAACCACCCCAAAATTTCCGCATCCCATTGCCCCTACCGCCCCTACCCTATAGGGTTTAGGGGCGGGGAGGGGCGATTTAATGGGATTTTGCCCCTAATCCCTAAAAACCCCTAGGGGCACTCAGGGGCGTTTAGGGGCGTTTCTTTGCATCAACATTGCACTGGCTTGTGCCTCATTTTTGAACACCCAACCGTCTTCCATTGGCTCCAAAGCACCCGCATTAAGCATTGACTTGATGATGCCATCTGACCTGGAGGCTTCGGTTTTGTTCTTGGCGGTGCGCTCTGACATGCCATCCTTGATCAGTAGGTCACGCAATGCTGACCTACTAACATAGGGTAAACCATCACGATCTTCAGCATTTGATGCCCACCAAGCACGCTCAATGGTACGCATGTTCTCATCATGTTTGGTGGGCTTTTTGTGGGGCTTGTTGGTGTTGGACTCGGTGTCTGGCACGGCCACACATGTACTGGCTGGGCTTCCAAACTTGCTGACGCCCATTTCCACGACTTCTAGCTTGAAGTAAATCGTCTCGCCTTTGCTGGGGAGTTCTCGCTGTTTGGTGACAGTGACAGAACGGATGCCGTCCCTTTCCTGCACCTCGATCTCGGTGTCAATGTGGGCGCGGATGCCTGACCAACCCCGAGCGCCTTTGGCTGCGTCCTTGCCGTTGTGGTGAATAATCATCAGGGCAGCGCCTGTTGCGGTGGCTACTTGGTCAAACCTTGCCATAACTGGCCCCATGTCCTCGCCGCTATTCTCGTTTGCCCCTGCGCTCATTCTGGCTAGGGTATCGCCAATAATTAGGCGAACGGGACGGCCTTTGATTTCTTCGACTGCCCGGACAAGCTCGATGACGTCGTGGGCGTCTTGGTCACCGTTATAGAAATTCATAGGGACTGGGACCATGACTAGGTTCTCAAGGTTGCATTTGTGGTATTTCTTAATGGCTTGCATCCTTGAACGGATGCTGGCAGGGGCTTCGCTGGCTAGATAAATGACTAGGCCGGAGTCGGTTTGTCTGCCGTAGCAGTCTGTGCCGGTGGCTATGGCGGTGGCGACTGATAATGCCCAAAATGTCTTGCCTGAGTTACTGTCGCCATAAACTACCACTGAACTGCCAATGGTCATCAAGCCCTCAACAAGCTCATCTGGGGCTTCGTAGTCGTTGCCAAGCTGGTCGCCAAACACCACTTTGAGCTTATCAATTACTGCTGTTCCGGTCTGATGGACAAGGAGAGCCGATAGGTCGTGCCCCTCTTGAACATAATCATTGGCATCGCCCTGAATCGGGGGCACCACCGTGCGTGCGCCATAATTGGCTCCGGCCTGCTTTGCGTACCGCTGGCCTACGCCGGAGGCATCGTTGTCAGCAACAATCACGATCTCCTGGCCTGGGCCGTGCATCTCGCGCAGCTTGCCCGTGACGGGCACTAGGTTACTTGCGCTGTAGGCCACGACCACCGGACGAGTGGTTGTCTCATGTATGGTGGCCGCAGTCGCAAAACCCTCAGCAACGTACAGCGGCCCAGGCTCATCCAATGAGCCTAGCTGCCAGAACTTGCCGCCCGTCTGCCCGCCTGGGTGATAGAGCTTGCCGCCCTCATGATCGATGTATTGCAGGGTCGATAACGTGCCGTCCTGATCGTACAGGGGCACCACCAGCCGACCATCTCCCGTGGCCCTGGCACCATGCACGCCGATACCCTTTTTTGATAGGTAAGGGTGATCGGGTAGCGCCGCCTGTGCGCCTACCCATATCTGCTCGACTGTCTCGCTTGCCACCTGATGCTGGCGCTCCAGGGCCGCATCCCGCAGGGCCTTGGACTCAGCAAGGCGCATGGCGTGGGACATCTCCTCGGTCTGCGTAAGCGTGCGGCCAATGTCTGCCCGGAAGGTCTGCTCCATGCCCATTCGCCAGCACCCAAAACGACCCGCAGGGATGCCATCGCCAAAAACTAAGTACCACCCAGGCTTGTCACCGTGGCCGGGAGATCCCTTGGTGCCGGACTTGAAGCGGTGAATCTTGCCGTCGAAGTAAATCTGATCTGGCGGCTCAAGCCCCGCAGCACGCATGGCGTCAATGAGTTGCGCCTCTGGTGGGGCAACCAGCTTTTCTGGGGCTGGCGACCACGGTCCACCGAAGATGTTTGAGAGGTCAGCCATTCGTTACCGCCTGCCGTGTCAAGTAATCGCTCAGAGCCTTGACCGTCTCGTACAGGGGCTTGGACTCCTCTTGCATGAAGCGGTACACCGTGGCTGGATGAATGCCTGCGGCCACGGCCACCCTCTTGAGGTTTGCATCGTCCAGCCTCTGCTTGATCTGCTCAATCGTCATCATTGTGTGCACCTCTGAAGATATTTTTACGTTGACGCTTGCATCATAGACCTTTTTCCGCTTACGATGCCAGCACACGCAGAACAGATTTCCTGAAGTGCGTGAAAAGGAGAGCCAGATGGCTATCAATCTGAAGTCAACCGGAGGCTTGACCGCTAACGGGGTGAAAATGTTGGTGTATGGGGCGGCAGGGTCAGGCAAGACCACTCTGGTCAAGACGCTGCCGAACGTGATCGTGTTGTCGGCCGAGGGGGGCTTGCTGTCTATTCAGGACGCTGACCTTCCGTATATCGAGATCGCCAGTATGGACGATCTTCGGGAAGCGTTTACTTGGTGCAAGGAAAGCAAGGAGGCCGCAGGCTTTCAGTCGGTGGCGCTTGACAGCATTTCTGAAGTGGCCGAGGTGGTGCTGCACCACGAGTTAAAGAAGTCTAAGGACGGACGCGCTGCGTATGGCGAAATGAACAGCACCATGCAGGAGCTTATTCGCGCCTTCCGAGATTTGCCTGGCAAGCATGTGTTCATGTCGGCCAAGCTAGAGAAGTCCACGGACGAGATGGGCAAGATGCTCTACAACCCTGGGATGCCGGGTAAGAGCCTGACCCAAGGCTTGCCTTACTTCTTTGACGAGGTGCTGGCGCTGCGCGTTGAGCGCGATGCCGAGGGGGTGACGCAACGCGCTTTGATGTGCGACTCGGATGGCCTGTGGCTTGCCAAGGATCGCTCTGGGAAGTTAGCTGCGTGGGAAGCGCCCGACCTGGGCGCAATCATTGCCAAGATTGGGGGCAAGGCATGAGCGACCTTAAAACCCTGAGCGCCGACTGGCTGCACCACAAGACTATCGAGGAAGCAGCGGTGATAGAGCGCCGCAAGATTGAAGATCAGATGGTCAAGCTGATGGCGCTGCCTGAATCGTTTGAGTCAACCGAGACAGCGGAGCCGGAGGGTTTTGTGGTCAAGATTGCGGGACGCATAGACCGCAAGGTTGACCCGGAGAAACTGCAAATGCTGGCTTCCGAGGCAGGTCTGACTGACTATTTGGCGACGCTGTTTCGCTGGAAACCAGAGGTCAACGTGACGCTCTGGAAGGCAGCAGACGAAATCATCACTAGACCGTTAGCGGCTGCAATCACGGCCAAACCCGGTCGCCCTTCTTTCAAAATCACCATCAAGGAATAATCATGGCTTTTCTAACAGAGACTTTTGACGTTAACGAACTTCCGGTTGGCAACACCAACAACTTTGAGCCGCTGCCCGCTGGCTGGTACACCGCCACGATCTCTCAGTCTGAACTCAAGGACACCAAGGCAGGCAACGGCAAGTACATCAAGCTGCGTTACGACATCACGGGGCCGACGCACCAGGGCCGGGTGGTGTTTGGCAACCTCAACATCAAGAACGCCAACCTGAAGGCCGAGGAGATCGGACGCCAGCAACTGGGCGAGATCATGCGTGCGCTTGGACTGATTACGGTTGCTGATACCGATCAGTTGATTGGCGGTCAGATCGGTATCAAGCTCACTATCAAAGATGACGCGCAGTATGGTGCCAGCAACGAGGTCAGGGGCTTTAAGTCAATGACCGGAAGCGTAGCCCCATCGGCTGCTTCTTTTGCTGCGCCAGTTTCTGCGCCTATCAAGTTGGACAAGGCAGCGCCACCGTGGGCTAAGAAGTAAGCAAAAAAAGCCCCGGCAGTTTAAGGCCGGGGCTAAGTCCACAACAGGAGAGACAACATGAAAATACCTGAAAGCGATCATAGCATCCAGTCGCTGATCGACAAAGCCCACGAGGGCCGCAGCGAGAAGCCAAGGCCGCACCTTGGGGCCAGCACCCTGGGCCATCCATGCGACAGGTGGCTGTGGCTGTCGTTTCGCTGGGCGGTGCAGCCTCGATTTGAGGGTCGCATCCTGCGTTTGTTCAGACGGGGGCATCAGGAGGAGCCAAACATCATCAGCGACTTGCGTGCTATCGGGATGGATGTGCGTAAGGTATCTGCCCAGCACCGAGTGGATTTTGGTAGCCATGTCTCCGGGTCGCTGGACGCCATCATTGACTCGGGTGTTCCCGAAGCGCCAAAGACAAGGCACATTGCCGAGTTCAAAACGCACAGCAAAAAATCGTTTGATGATTTGGCGAAAAAAGGCGTTGAGAAATCAAAGCCTGAACACTTTGTCCAGATGCAGGTTTACATGGCAGGCGCTGACATTGATCGTGCGCTGTACTTGGCTGTCTGCAAGGACGATGACCGAATCCACACCGAGCGGGTGAAGTTCGACAAAGAAGTGGCAAATAAGTACATCTCCAGGGGCAAACGTATCGCCCTGTCCGACAGGATGCCGGAGCCAATCAGCACTGACCCATCTTGGTATCAGTGCAGCTATTGCCCAGCGCGTAAATTCTGCCACGAAACCAAGACCACCGAGCATGTGAACTGCCGCACCTGCGCCAACGCTACAGCCATGCCCGACAGCACTTGGCACTGCGCGAAGTGGGACGATGTGATCCCGGTGGAGGCACAGCACAAGGGTTGCGAGAGCCATGTCCTGCACCCTGACCTCGTGCCGTGGCAACGCAAGGATGGGCCAAACGAGTTCACCGCTGTGTATGAGATCAATGGTGTTGATGTGGCGAATGGCGACCCAGCACAAGAGGGCGTCTGGGGCAGCAAGGAGTTACTTGCTAACGCTGCGGCCTGCACCAGTGGTGATCCTTTGATTGCTGAGATGCGTAAGACTTGGGATGCGCGGGTGGTGGGATGATGCTCCGTGAATACCAACAACGCACAATAGACAAGCTCTACGCATGGTTTGAGGAGGGCGGCAATGGCAACCCCTGCCTAGTCCTGCCCACCGGATCAGGTAAGAGTCACATTGTGGCGGCGCTGTGCAAGGACGCCTTGCAGAACTGGCCGGAAACCCGTGTCCTCATGCTGACCCATGTAAAGGAATTGATCGAGCAGAACGCTGAGAAGATGCGCCAGCATTGGCCTGGGGCACCTCTTGGAATCTACAGTGCTGGCATGGGTCGAAAGGACTTAGGGGAGCCAATCACGTTTGCTGGCATCCAGTCTGTGCGCTCCAAGGCGCGTGAGTTGGGCCACACCGATCTTGTAATCATTGATGAGTGCCATCTGGTCAATCACAAAGACGAGGGCGGCTACCGCACGCTACTGGAGCAACTCAAGATCATCAACCCGGCAATGAGGGTGGTGGGCTTGACGGCCACACCTTATCGGCTGGGCCACGGCCTTATCACTGACAAGCCTGCGCTGTTTGACGCATTAATTTATCCTATCAGCATCGAGGAGTTGATTTACAAGGGCTTTCTGTCAACGCTTCGCTCCAAGGTCACCAAGGCCAAGCTAGACACCTCTGGTGTGCATAAGCGTGGCGGCGAGTTTATAGAGTCTGAGTTGCAGGCGGCGGTGGACACCAATGACAACAATCAAGCAGTTGTGAAAGAGATCATTGCGCTTGCACATGAACGCAAGGCGTGGCTAGTCTTTTGCGCGGGGGTCAAACATGCACAGCACATTGCTGACACGCTCAACGAGCATGGCGTGGCCGCTGAGTGCGTGACGGGCGAAACGCCAAAGAAGGAGCGCGAGAGAATGTTGGTTGACTTCAAGGCTGGCCGCTTGCGTGCGCTGACCAATGCCAACGTGCTGACCACCGGCTTTGACTACCCAGACATTGACCTGATAGCCATGTTGCGCCCAACTATGAGCGCCAGCCTCTACGTGCAGATGGCAGGCCGAGGGATGCGCGTGAAGTCGCACATCGATCACTGCTTGGTGCTGGACTTTGCCGGGGTGGTGGCTACGCATGGCCCGATCACCAACGTGCAGCCCCCCAAAAAGTTTGGCGATGGGGATGGGGTAATGCCTGTGAAGGTCTGCAAAAACTGCGGGGAGTTGGTGCATATTTCTGTGATGGTCTGCCCCGCATGTGGTGAGCCGTTTCCTGATCGAGAAAAGAAGAAGCTAGTACTGCACGATGATGACATCATGGGGATGGACGGCACTGACCTTAATGTGTCGAGTTGGAACTGGCGCATCCACACCAGCAGGGCCAGCGGGAAGTTGATGCTGTCCTGCACTTACTACGGCAGTTTGTCGGACAAGCCGATCACCGAGTATTTGCCGGTGCTGCACGATGGGTATGCAGGCCAGAGGGCGAAGCACCAGTTGTTTACGATGGCGAATTCGTCTGGCGCTGACTTGGCCTCGGTACCGCGTATAGCGACTGATGCGGGGCTGGATTACATCAGCGGGCAGATGAGCAATTCAACGCCGCCACATACTATTTCGTACAGGATGGACGGTAAATTTCATCGTGTTGTTAAAAGGATTTGGACATGAAAACCAGACCACCAGAGCCACAATTCCTGATTGACTATCGCAAGTGGCTCAAGGCAGGCCCACCCAAGTGCTGCCACACCTGTGAACACTACGGGGTCGATGGTCTATGCACCGAGTTTTGGATGCAGCCGCCAGCAGAGTTCGCGGCCACCGTGGGCGAGTGCCCGAAGTGGGAGGTGCAATGTCCGTTCTAGGCCGCAGCCCCACCGAGCATGAGGAGCAGCGTGAGTTCGTGCGCTGGTTTCGCCAAGGCTACAAGGGCGTAAGAATCTTTGCGATCCCCAATGGCGGGGCTAGGAGCATAGCTACAGCGGGGCGGTTGAAGGTCGAGGGCGTCTCGCCTGGCGTGCCTGATCTTTGCATCCCGGCCTGGAGGCTATGGGTGGAAATGAAGCGTACCAAGGGGGGCAGTCTCAGCGCCGAGCAGAAGGACTGGATTGCTTACCTGGAGGGCTGCGGCTACACCTGCATGGTGGCGAAGGGGGCTGATCAGGCTAAAGATATGGTGTTAGGGTTTGTCCCTATTTTGGTCGTTGCCGGAAACAAACTATGATTGCGCTGTCAACAACACAACGGAGAAATAAAATGACACATCAAATGCACCTCAACAAGTCCGGCAGCGGCATGGCATCGAAAACAGCTTGTGGCCGCAACATCCTGCGTACCCCAATGGCAGCCAACTGGGCCGACTACAAAAACGAGCCAGTTCAGTACCGCTGCATCAAGTGCGAAACCAGCAAGCAGTTTGCTGTGAACGCCAAGATGGACGCACGCAAAGCAGCCGCATAAAACCAAACAACCCGGAGAAAGCAAAATGCAAGACGTCCTCGACCTCTCTATTTTCAACACGGCGCAAACCTTGGCGCTCTGGCGCCAAGTTGCCGGGTTTACCGGCACTGCGGGCGTCATCGCCCGGGACGAGATCTATTGGATGTGCGTCAAGCACATCCAAGCCCGCAAGGGCTGCTCGCGCGAACTGGCGCGTGTGTGGGTAGAGCGTGCCGCCCCTTGGGGGCAGCACAGGCTAATGGCCTGATGGCCTCCGGCGGCCAGCGCCGCAGCCTGACCAACCAAACAACCAGGAGAAAGCAAAATGCCTAAATTTAGATTCGAAAAAACTACTTACGGGTTCAAGGTGTGGTTCAAGCGCGGGGGTGCCTATATCTATTTCGGTCATTTTCCGACCAAAAAGGCGGCGGCGGACGCATATTCAATGGATTACTAAGATGCGCCGAGTACGTCGCGGCCTAGCATGACCCCCACCCAACGAGTCCAAGCCCTACGCCAGCGCCGAAAGGCGCTTGGCCTAACCAGGGTTGAGTTCTACCTCAGCCTAGAACACGCCGCCAAAGTGCGGCGGTACATCAGCAAATTAACTAAGGAAAAAACAGCATGAAAAATCTTGAAAAATCCACCTTCCGTGCCGGTGAGTACATCGGCTTTCGAGGCCGCGCGGTGTATCGCATACGCAAGATCGGCGGAGCTTGGGCGGCAAGCAATTTTGATAACGTCAAAGATCAAATCATTGCTGCAAGCCTTGCAGCGATTTCTCAAAAGTTGCAACAAGGGGCATCAGCATGACCCGAAACATTTTCACCAGCAAGGGCCGCGCGATCCGCGCCGTCCGGGACGCACTCGCTGCGTTTGCAATGATCGGCGGGGCGCTGGCGTTGATGCTGGCTTACTTTGATGTGTTGGTGAAATGAGAAATGTCACCACCGACGAGCGCATCAACGCGGTGCAAAAGCTGAAGGCTTGTGGCGTGTGCAAGCTAGACGCTGACCCGAAAGGGGGCGTGGAGGTCAAAGACAAGTGGCACTGCGCGAAGTGTTGGATGAATTTTTTCAACAGGCGGCATCCAAAATGAGTACGCCGCAAGAATACTGGGACGCATGTTTAATCCGAACATGGCGCAAAGCGGGCACTGTGTTTGACGTTGTGCTGTCGTTTCAGAGCATAACGAATAAAAAACTGGGGGAGTTTGAGCCAGCGTTGCTGCGTACACCCGCGTTCGGATTCCCCTGGAAAATAGGTGTGCGGGTATTCGTAGCTAATCATTTGTCAAAAATTAGCAAACGGTTGTGGGAGCAGCCCGCAGAGAAAGATATTGCGCTGCTGAATAAACTGAAAGAATCAAAATACGACACTGAGAAAGAAGCTGTGGAAGACAAGGCGCTGGGTGCAGAACAGAGAGCAGCCAAACGCAGCCGTGCAAAAATCGAATACAGCATTACCAAATACGCAAATCGCAATCACGCTACTGATTGGAACGTGAATAAAGGGCCGAGATGAAGTGCCCGCACTGCGAAGCCCCTTTTGACTCTCTTATTCTTGAAACCCGAAAAGACGATTCTGGAATTTACCGCCGCAGGGTGTGCCCGACCTGTGCTAAGAGCATCGTGACAAGAGAGTACGCGGACAAGGATTTCAAGTTGCCCCTTCAAGCGAGAATTCGCAAGCTGCGTCCAGTGGACACGCTGATTGAAGTTGGTAATAAGAGTGTTTTTAACGTCTGGAAATAACATGTCAAAATTCTCAAATTGGTCCCGGGAAAATTTAGAAAAGTTTGCACAAGAGGCGACCGATAAGCTGACCATTGAAGCGCAGGATTCGCGCATTCCAATGACGGATGAGGAAATTAGGGCGCTGTGGGCGCAATGCGCTCCAAACCCCGGCGGGACGCTGGACTTTGCGCGACTGATAGAGCGGCGCTGCGGCAGCGCATGGGAGGCGCAGTTGGTGGGATTTATCGACGCCGAGAAGTTTCGACCGCTGCTGACAGAGGGACGCGGTGTGCTGACAATGCTGACGCGACATCAGGCGTTTGACGAAGATGTCCCCCTCTACGCACTGGCACGGCGCAATAAAACGTTGGACGGCTAAAGGTTAAACGCTCTGGTGCCCGCCCGGTCAATAATCAGCGCCTGACGCCGGGGCTTGTCGGCAATGCTGATGTGCGTCCAGGCGTCGAACTCACGGATGATCTGATCGAACGGCAGCTTGGTTGCAATGATCGTCCTCACCACAGCGTCTGGCGCCATCCCCGGCACTCTAAAGTCACACGCCAAGCCCAACCTATGCTGAGAGGTGTCTTTGGAGCCTACCGAATCATTGACGGCTTTGGAGCGATACCCTGACGTAATCATTAGGGGCTTGCTGTAGAGATGTATTCTAACCAGCTCAAGAAACTCAGCTAGCCGCTGCAAATTTGCCGTTTCGTGGTTATTTGGCGTGTTGTCGAACTGACGGTGGCTGGTGGCCGTCAGTTCCTCAAGGGTGAAGTGTTCACTGAGGTTCATTTCTTGCTCAACAAATCTGTTTTAGCTTGGCTCCCGGCGCTGGAGCCAAAATAGTAGGCGATGATGCCCGTCCAGGCGGTGCCTAGGCTACCCAGCATCATCAAGATGGCGGGGTTGGCGCTGTCAATCTTGTTGAAGAACATCATCACCATGATGGAGAAAAATCCAACAGTCACAGCGCCAGCCAGCAGGGGCGGCATCATGGATCGGGTAGTGGCCTGCATATCCCGCGCTGACTTGCGATCTTCAACATCTAGCTTCGCAAAGTTCAGGCCAAGCTCCTGCGCCTGCTTTTGCAGCTCAATCTCAGCAATTTTGACCTGGGCAATCTGCTCGGCGGTCAGCTTGTTGTTGGCGATCAGGTCGGTCACTTGATCGGGGTCAACGCCGATGGCTTTGCTGATGGCAGACACTGCCATGCCCGCCAGCGGCCCACCCAGGGCCGTGGCAATCGTTGGTGCAATCTGTCTGAGCCAGTCCATGATTTACTCCTATTGCGAGATCATTTCTCTTAGATTTTGCGTTGGGACGTTAAACAGGCCGGGTGTGGTACGGGTAATGCGGCTTCCAATTGCTCTGGCCTTACGCTGTATTTCATCCCACTTTGAGTTATCCATCAATGCTTTTTTGATTAAATCTTTGTCAGTTGAAATCAAAATTTTGGCAACTTCTTGCTTTTGTTCAGGTGTCAAATTTGGCGCATTTTTTTGCATCCATTTGCCTAAAATTCTGGCAGCACTGAAACTATCTCCGCCAAGAGCACTCAAAACTTCTTGACCAGAAATGTTGATGCCCTGTTGCTTGGCCTCGGCCTGCATTGCAAAGGTGTCTGAGCCTCCCATGACTTTTCCAGCAGCACGTTGAGACTGTGCCGCCGTTGCAGCCAGCTTTAGGATTCCATCAACCTTGTCTTGAGGATAAATGATTCTGAAAATTGCACCCTCTTTTGTATTGGCATCTTCCAGCTTGCTCATCATGCTCGTTCTGCCACCAGATGACATTTTTGACCGCAGTTGATCCATGACGCCAGCCCTGTATGCTGACAAGGCATCGCCGCCCTTTCCAACAATAGATTCAAATTCAATCTCAATTTGATCTGGACTTTTCCCAAAGGCTCTCTTTCCAGCGTCAAATGATTCTGTTGTCACTTTATTGCTGGCGGCAGTAGCTCTGGCATCTTTGAGCGCCTGAGAAGAATTGTTAATCTCTTGCCTCAATGCTGTTTCAAAGGGCTTTAGTTCTGTCCCGACATCACCTTGGCCTGATTTGAATTTGTTGTTGATTGTTGTTTGGATGCCTCTCCTGGCGGTTTCCATGTCCTGAATGTTTGGCGCTCTAACAAACTGAATCTCACCAGCATCATCAAGTTTGAAGAATGGTTTTTGCCCAGTTTTTGCCAAGTGCAATGAGTTAATATTTTCAGCAGCATCAGGCGCTCTTTTCAGTGCCTCTCTGAAAGCAGCCAGCATTTTCGGTGTAATGATTCCACCGGACTTATATGCCTGCTCATAAAGTTGATTTCTTACGGCTACACGATCTGCTTCAGACGCATTAAATCCTCGCAGCACATTAGGGTCTTTGATGTTGCCGGTTAATGTTTGTTGAATGTCTGCAATTACACCCTCACGCAAAGCCTCTGGCCTAGTCCCCAATGACCCTCGCAAAATGCTGGCGGGTTGACCACCCTGGGCATAAAGCAATCGCACTGCGCTTAACAACGCCTTATTTTCTGACAGAGGCTCACCGTTAGCCACGCGCTGCACGATCTCATCTGGCGTCATTTGGGTTGCTTCAGTGATGCGCCTGATCTCAGTCTCCACCGACCGTGAAAACTTGTCGCCAAACTTTCTTGAAGCAAAATCCAGAACTGGGTCAGCAAGAGCGCCGAGAATCTTCAGACCACCAAAGGCTAACGGGGCTGCTACTGCGCCTGTTGCGCCGCCAACCACCGCAGGCCCAAGCCTTTCAACAACATCGCCCTCGGCCCTGCCAAAGCCACTGCCGGCACCCATACCAGCACCAACAGCGCCAACTTTAAGGGCAGACCTCAGTAGAGTTGATCCAGCAGCAGGCCCACCAACAACCGCCAAGGGCACCGACCCCGCAATCTCTGCGGCAGTTGATGCAATCGGGCTTGCTGCTTGGTAGTTTTTCAATTTCATGCGTACATCACGCAAGACCGCCTCTCTATCACCGCCGCCAAGCGTTCTTAGATAAGCCTCAATTTCATCTGCCGTGTTAAGCGATATGCCTTGCGCTGCTTGCCGTAGCAACTGTGATGGTGGCTCTGGTTGGTTGGGGTCCAGGACACTGCGGCTGAATGTTTGCTGCAAATCTAACTGCCTGACATAAGCATCAATCTGTTCATCAGAATAAATTCTTTTACCATCAGGCGTTTTCGTCGCCCTTGCTTCTGCAATTTGATCTTCTCGCAATCCCATGATCGTTCCTTACTTGGTTGCTGGAGCAGTAATGATTGAAGATAAATCAGCGCCAGGAGAGGGCATCGGGGTTGGAACTTTTGCCCTGCCAGATGCAATTTCGGCACTTCTCAATAAGTTTTGCAATCTTGCTCTTTTTGCAGCCACATTTTCTGGCTTGTCGTTAACTTGTGGGAAATATGACTTGCGGTATCCCTCAAGTTGAGCCTGAGTATAGGCGGCTCCAGTCCCAAGAGTTAGGGCAGCGTCCAAAATATCTAATTGAGAACCCTCTACAATTTGACGGTTTGCTGATGTCATTTTATTTGTAATCATTTCTGAACGAGTCAAAAATCTTGCAAGTTCAGTGCTTGTATTTGGCATTGCCGCAGTTGGGTCTATTCCAATTGCTTGATTGATTTGGTCAACGCTAAAGTTTAATCTGTTAGCCAAGGTCGCTGCTTTTCTTTCACCCTCATTTGGCATATTGATTGTTGTGGCAGGACGTTTTGATGCCAACAATTGCAAAAATGCTGCTTTATCGGATGGGGACAATGCTTTATATGCTTGTAACTCGGCAATTGTTGGTGGCACATTTTCAACAAGTTTTGCAATCTTGGACAAACGATTAACAATGCGCGGATCGGTACGCGGGACACCTTCTGCTTCAAATTGAGCAATCTCTCCCTCCCAACGAGCAAGCTCAGTCGGCGCGATGCCGGCCTGCAAGACCTTGATATTCTCGCCTATCTTTTTAGCCTCGGCTTGCGCTCCAGATATTTTTGTCAGGCCAAGCAAAACACCTTCCCGCTCTCGCAAATCTGCGATCTTCCGTTCTATGTCAGCGCGGGTTTGTGCCGGAACTGGCGCAGCCGGGACAGATTCACCAGCCGGCAGCATTGCAGGCAGCATTGCAGTGCCCGTAGCCGCAGATTGCGGGGTGACTGGCGTTGCGACCGTGCCTGTTTCTGGGTCAGTAATGCTTGGATCAACAGGCGCAGGCGCAGCCGGATTTAGCCGGGCATATATACCCTGCTGGCGGTTAGTCTCGTCAATGTCGCGTTGTTTTTGAGCAGCGTCCGCCAACGATGCCGTCCGCGCTGCCTGACGTTGCCCAACCAAAGCACCGCTTTCCTGCATCTTGCGGTACTCGGCTTGCAGCAGGAACGCGCCTTGCGGGTCGTTGCCCCGCGACAACGCCACAATAGCCTGCTCAATAGATGCTGGGTCATTAGGGTCAATCTGCCCCGCGATCTGCTGGCGCATCGAGATACGCTGCAACTCCGGGTCTTGCCCGCCCAGAGCGCCGCCTACCGCCCCGGCCAAGCCATAAGCACCACGACCGATGGCGTAGTTGGCCTGCTGGAACGGGTCTAGCTTGGCATACTCCATTGCTTGAGCATCGGCCCTGGCTTGCTGCGCCTGCCGGTATGAATCTGTCGTGACGCCGAACAGGGTTGGAACGATATCAGTTGCCATGATTAGAACTCCAAAGAACCCATGTATTCGCCGCTAAACGGATTGGTACCTGCACCGTAGCCCCTATAGTCAAAACCGCTGACCGCTGGCTTATTGCCAAAGGCGTTACTCAACCCCCTTTGCAAGTCAGGATTCCGGCTGGCTTGCGTCAGCGCAGTGGCAAACGGATTGTAGGCGTCTGCCCTGGCTTGAGCGCCTGCCGCAGCCGTACCACCCTCTAGCAACGATCTGCCACCATACGGGTTAGCAATCCGACCGCCCAACGCAGACCCCAACTCTAGCGGCTGCTGACCAAGGGATTCAAGGCCGGTAGCACCTTGCAGATAGGCTTGATACGGTGACAGGGCGCTTACCTGCCCGCCGTAGCCTTGCGTGAGCAGGTTGCCAGCCGTGCCGAACAAGCCCGCGCCGAAGGCAGTCTGTTGCTGGCCTGCTTGCTGTGCCCCTGCCGCTAGTTGCGCGTCTTGCTGGGCGAGCGCGTTGTAGTAGGCTTCCATCTCGGGGCTTGCTGCGCCCAGGCCCGCCGCACCGCTTGGGCGAGCGCCCGTAGCGCCTACAGCCAAACCACCCCGGCCAGTTTGGAATAGTTGGTTTTGCAGTTGCGAGAACTGGCGTTCGCGGCTAGGGGCTAACAACTCTTGCTGTTGCGCCATGTACTGCTGCGCGGCCTGTTGCGGCGACTGCGCTAGGTACTGCTGGCCCAGGCCGAACAGACCCTGCGCCGCGCCCTGGAGCGGGGCAAACTGCTGTTGGGCTTGCTCTGCCTGGGATAGCCCACCACCAGCCAAACCCATGAACCGATCTTGATAGCCACGCAACGTGGGGTCTAGGCTGTAACTAGCACCCGACACGCGGCCATCCGGCCCAGTCTGGAACTGCGACTGCCCGAAGCGTGTTGTTATCCCAAGAGGTCGGAACCTAGATTCTTCAGCGGCGATCCGTGCGGCGTCACGTTGCGCTTGGGCTTGGGTGTTGGCAGCGTCTGCGGCAGACTCGCCCGCCATCATGCCGCCAAACAATGATGCTGCCGCAGGAAGTAGAAACTCCAGCATATTAAGCTCCGATCAAAATTTCGTCCACTTTTGACGGGTCAGCCTCGTCAGTGGCGTGAATACAAAACCAAACGCAGTCAGTGATAGCTTTGACGCCATGCGTCAGGCCAGCCTTAATTTCAATACATGCTGGAGCGTCAACAATGTCAATCTCTGCCCCTCGCAACACCGCGACCTTGCCAGCGGCAAGAATAGACAGATGGCTAAAGCTATGAGTGTGCTTCAAGATAGCCATGCCCGCGCTAAAACGAGATTCTTTTGCGTACAGACCATTGCTAAAGTGATGAAGAATATCAGGCTGGTTCATTTTGGATACTTGGCCTTGACTGCTAAACAAGCAGCCACATAAGCCTGCACCTGTGCTGCATCACCTTTGACGATGCCATCTAAGTAATCAGTCGCTGGTGGGTAGGCTGTTGCGCGGAGTTGTTTGTAGACTAGTAAGGGCGCGGGTGGCTTCAGCACAATCGCAGTACCATCAAACTCATGAGTTTCCATTCTTACGTCATCAGCTACATCAACCCAGATTAACGCCGGGGCAACGGGGAAGGACACAGACTCGATCTGTACGATCTGGCCTTCAAATACCAGGGCTTTTTTCATCAGAAGAACTCCTCGACAAAGACAACACCTGCGGCACCAGCACCGCCAGCCGCACCGGCTGTACCGTCAGCGCCACCCCCGCCGCCGCCGCCACCGTGGGCGCGTCCAGCCCCGCCAGCACCCACTGTGGTTCCCCCTCCTCCGCCGCCGCCGCCGCCGCCAAATATGGAGCTGCCGCCCATGCCTCCTGTATAGGCCCCTCCCGCCGCACCGCCCCCGCCGCCGCCGATATTTATCGTGCCAGAAGACCCCAACCCGCCAGCGGCAGGAGTACCCGACGCAGCTGAAGCACCAACAGCCCCACCAGTTGCAGATGCCAGTGTGCCCAAAGAACTTGTAGCTCCTGCCGCCCCTACGGTTACTGTCTGCGATGCCCCGAGCGTTGCCGACTCAACAACCCTTATTGCGGCGCCGCCGCCCCCGCCACCACCTCCCGCAGTGGCGCCGCCGGTAGTCCCATTACCCCCACCCCCAACCACAGTGATCTTCGCCCTCACCAATCCCGCAGGTCGGGTATAAGTGCCAGAGGCTGTGAATACTTGGATGGAGCGTAACGCACCGTCAGGCGAGCCTGTTGCCGCAGAAGTAACCCTACCCTTTGAATCAACCGTAATGTTTGATGTCGTATAGCTTCCAGCTACTACAGCAGTGTTTGCTAACGTAGTCGCATTTCCAACCGAAGTCACATCACCAGTTAGGTTCGCATTAGTCACTACCGTAGCAGCATTTCCAACTGAGGTAACACCACCAGTTAAGTTAGCGTTTGTCGTGACATTAGATGCTGTGCCGGTTACGTTACCGACAAATGTTCCCGTCACAGTGCCAGTAAACGTAGGCGATGCCAAATCAGCCTTTGTTGCCACCGCAATAGCGATGTTGGCGTACTCAGTGTTGATCTCCGTACCCTTAACGATCTTGAGCGGGTCGCCGCTTGAAAGCGCATCTTTGGTGGCGAAGTTGGTGCTTTGTGTATAGTTACTCATACCGTCTTTCCGTTTTTTGATTGAATTTCAATCCGTTGAATAGACAACGCCGCGCCGTTAATGTCAGACTCGTAGCCCGTTTGCACGATTTTACCGCTGCCCGAAGCAGATACGCTCAAAGTTTGCAAGGCTACGCCGCCTGAATACTGGGCAACTACCGTAGGGTGGATGTGTTGCAGGGTGTGCGTTCCAGAACCAGAACTGCTTGTGTTTATCGCCGTTCCGGGTGACGGCGTTAGAGACAAATTACAAGTGTTGGTAGATGCGTTAATAATATAGTAAGTGGTTAAAACACTAAATCCTGTTGGCAAAGTTCCAGTTGTTGTAAGAGTAACTGTGTTGTTGTTTACAAACGCAGATAAATCAACAGAGGTAATTACTGATGGGCTTGCATTAGTAATGGTCACTACCTGACCATCTGGATTGTCATACTCCGCAATGCCATACTCGGAAATGCCTTGCGTCGGTATCAGAGCGTTATCCGACAAGTAGTTAGTGGAAAAATCAAATCCCCACTTTATTGTCACAAACTGGTTTGTGCCGCCGATCACCACCACCTTCAACCGCTTGAGTAGCGAGGTGACGTTGGCGTTGCCAAGGTCAGCGTGGTTTGTGTAATACTGCAAACGATAAGGCGAGGTATCGTCTTGTGAGCCGGAATACTTTGCGATGTAACTTGTTTTGCCCAGCAGCAAATCGCCGTTGCGCCTGGACAGCAACGCTGAAGGCTGGATTGAATCCCAAGTGGTAGCTCTGAGCGATCCATCTTGCAAATTCCCACGGGTGTCAAAACAAAACACCGCTGCGGCAAGCGGCAGTGTTACTAAGTAGAACGCTTCCGTTTCAGAATAGACCGACTTGATATTCGCAAGCGTTTCACCTGAAACGATGTTCATGAAATCACTGCGAACATTTTTCGACAGATCACCAATCGGAACAGACTTCTCAAGCACAGTCCGGGCAAGCGACCTCACACCAGAGTTAGACAAAAACAGAACATCTTTGCCCGTGCTTTGAATCGAGTCCCTGGCAATGCACCCGATACCAGCCACGGTGTCAGACAGCGTTATTGTCGAAGGCGTAGTCGCCCCCGAATACACCAAAATCTGGCGTTGGGCGAAGATGATAAGGAAGTTGTTATGCGCCGCCAAGCCAGTGATATTGTCCGCGCCAGCAGGCCAGACTTGATTGACGTTCAGCGTGCCCGAAGTGCCGCCAGTCCAAACGTGGCCCGACAGCAAATCAGAGAAGGAAACCGTGGTGTTGTCGGTAGTGGTGTCGGCCACCCAGAGCCGCCCGTAGGCGCTGATGACGATGTTGCCCAAAGGCACAGTACCAGCGTAACCCGTCTTTTCGCTGACGCGCCTAAATGTTGTGGTGCTGACTGCCGGGTCAAAGATCAGCGGGTCATAGCCTTCTTGGAAAAAGTAAGTGATGCCGTTGAGCGAAGCGCACGCCCAGTTATTGGCCGTGATAACCGGGGCAACGCCCCCGCCCCCGTAGGTCAATTCAACCACGGCGTTAGAGCCGTCCAGCGTAAACAACTTGTTGTTGCCCGAGAACAGGATTGTCAGGGTTCCGTCAGTCTGCACTAGCTCATGGATAACGCCTGGAGCATTTGCACCCAAGGTGCCAGCAGATGCGTTAACCCGCGACCAGCCCTTGCGCGAGCCGATACGACCAAACTTGTCGATTACGCAGTTCGTGGCAACCAAAGCAAAGCCAGCCGCCAAGTCAAGCGGCGAGTCCTGCGTATTCAGCCCAAAGAATCCTGGCGCTGAAATGCTGGCTGTTTGCAGGGCTTGGCTCATATGGCAACAAACTCTTGGTTTTCTGGGTAGCGCGTGCCTTCCAGCGCGATCTGGTCGGCCAGCATACCTTTGTATAGGTTGTAAGCCTCGGATGAATTCAAGCCGCCGTCTTCACCGCGCTCCACCAGCGCCCGTGCGTAGGCGTTTTGCACCACCAGGAAGTCAGGTACAAGCACGGAAGTGGCGTCTGCGGCCAGTTCAGCCTGGGGCACCGTCACGGAAAACGGGACGTTGTAGACCCCATCCGGGCGGGGGTACAGCACCACCTTAGTGTCTCCGCTGGCGTCTACCCCGTCAAAAGAGTAATACTGCGGAAGCCCGTTTGTAGTGGGCACAAGATTCTGATAGCGGTTCATCTCTACAAAACTGATGTTTTGCAGGCCGATGTTCGATGTAGTATTGATTGCGTCTTGCACCTGGAACTTCTGCCCTGCACCCGTCATCGAGTAGATGTAGGTAGCGGCCACCGTGGTGATGGTGACGGTAGTGCTCAGCACGTTCCAGCTAAAAGCGTCCTCGATCTGGCGTTTGGCATCGTTAACAAACAGGCCGATCAGCGTCGAATAGCTGGTCTCGTTGTTGGTCGATACCTGCGTTTCACGCAAGCGGATCAGCACACTATTGATAAGCTGGAGGTAAGTCATTTCTTGTTCCTTGCGCTGATTGCCTTGGCCTTGGATTTAGCATCCTCCTTGGACGATGCACCCCAAGCCTTCAGGGACAAGAGCAAGCGAGTAGGTTCGCCACCTTTGTACTCAGGCCCAGGCATATTGCCCATGCGTGCTAAAAAGGAGGCCCTACGAGGGTTGTCGCCTGACTTAACTGGGGCTTTTAACGTGCCGCCAGTCTCCGCATTATAGGACGAACGGCCTTTCGCGTTTAAGCCACCCGTCTTAGCTTGGCCCTCTTTTCGTTGCCACGCTGGTGTTTTCATCTGTATCCCGCCGTTTTCTTAGCGATTGCCTTGGGCTGCTTAACAAATTGTTTACCGGCTTTCGTGCCTTGTCTCTTGGCCTTGGTTGTTGCTGCGTACTCGGCGGGAGTCAAGGCTTTTATCGCCGCATCAGGCAGATAACGCTCGCCCGTCTTGGATGAGGGTTTGCCCGACTTGGTACGCCAATTCTGGTTCCCCCAGTCTTTGAGGGACTGTTGGGGGGCTTTCATTTCTTCACCTTTTTTGGCGGCGTGTGCGTGAGGTTTTTACTCTGGGCAGTGTGCTTTGCGCCGGTCATCAACGTGCCGCCCGCTTTGTGTACCGGGCCTGAATAGGCTTTCCCGCTGGGCAGATAGTGGGTTGCACTTTTACTCACGACTTGTACCCCCCGCCAGCTTTTTTGTACTCATTCGCCAAAAGTTGGGCTTTGCGTGCCGACCATTCACCGGGGTCGCCCCCTTTTGTACCGGCCTTAATCCGCTCAAACAAAGCCTTCCGCATAGTCGGCTTGGTGTAGACGGCTGCTTGGTTGACTTTGCTTTTCATTACTTGCCTCGTTTGGCCTTGGTCGCCATATTGGTAGCGGTGCGCTGCCCACGCACAGGCAGCTTGGGCTTGCCAACAGCAACCATGATGGTTACTGGCATGGCCTTTTTAGCGGGCATTTTTTTACCGTACATGATCTATCCTTCAACAGTTGATTTACGCGGCCTGCCCATTTTCTTGGGCTGGTTTAGCGTGGGCAGCGGTTTAGGCTCGGCCTCGTCCAGACGCACATAGCCTGGATGACCGCGCATCGAGTCAATGTCTACTTGATGGGTAAATGTCACAGTGTTGCCTGACTGCAAACAGCGGAAAGTTACCATGATTTTCCTGACAAAAAAGGGAGGGCCGAAGCCCCCCCGTTTAGACCAAACGAACAATAACGCAACGCACAGTAGTGCTTGCTAAGTTCACAGTAGCGGTAGATTCGTTTTGAAAACGAATTGACACCGCATTGGCAGCACTGACATACGGTGTGACGGTGAGGCCAGCAAGATCGACACCCATGCTGAGATTCAGCACAATGTCACCGAGCGCGACGCCAGGAACGGCAATCGTATTAGTTTCGCCAACGCCATCTGCGAGCGATGCCGCGTCAAGCGTAGCGACAACAGACCAAGTATCTGAAAACAAGCCTCGGAATTGGTCATTCCCTCGGCGGGATGTTACAGCGGTAGCAGCAGCCATTTTGATTCTCCGTTAAGTTTAGACGCCCCCCGCCTAAGCAGGGGGCAATCACATTAGGCCGGGACAATCAAGGCGAAAGCCGACGCCGACAGCGCAGCACCAGTTGACGCAGCAGCGCGGAGGTTAGCAACGCCATACAGTGTGTCTGCGGTGTAAAGCGTGGCAAGGTACTCTTGCCGATACTGCACTTGCGAACGCACTGCGACTTGCTCAACCAGCACCATTGCGTCTCGGTGGCCCATCAAACACACTCGGGCCGCTGCGGAACCACTGGCGGTGTCGCAGTTGCTAGAGGTGAACACAGGGATACCATACAACTGCCCGATTTCACCAGTCCGAATCGCATTTCCATTACCCACGAAAGCCTGCTCGGTGTAGCGAGACAGGCCCATCAGCGTGTTACGGCTAGACGGAGGGATCAGGAAGAAGCGATTGTCCATCGGCGTGTCGTTGTCATCCAGGCGCTGGATGGTTCGCCGAATGGCCGCATCGGTCAGTGCAGACTCGTTGTTACTGGCAGCAACGTAGGCACTTGTGCCATCGCCGCCAATAAACGAACCCGTTGCATAGACGTTAGTGCCCGCGCCGCCGTTGAAGCTACGACCCAACTGCACCAGATCGGTATCCACCTGCTTTGCAAGCGCATAACCCGCATCGGCGGTGTAGAAGTTTCGCAGGCTGTTCAGCGCCTGTGCCTCAACGATGTCCTCAATCAAGCGGCTGTACTCATAGTGCTTGTTGATACTGATCGTGACTTCAGTCTCAGTTGCAGCAATCAGAGTAACAGCAGTTGATGCAGCCTTGGCAGACGCAGAGCCGCGAGTCGGGGCAGGAACGTGAACGGTATCACCTTTCTTGCCTTTGAAACTCATCTTCATCACGGCATTGGCAAGAACTAGGTTCTTCTTGTATGCCGCAACAATTTCGTCTGACCAAATTTCGGGGATAAAAGTAGCCGCCGTCGTGACGGTTACTGCGGGGGTAGGAAATGGCATGATAAAACTCCAAAAAAACAGTGGTTAAATTATCTCACCCTGCCGTCAGAATACGCTTGCATGATTTCATTACTTAGCGCGTCATAACGGTCTGGGTCAGTCATCTTGAGCCGAATTAGATCAGCCCGTCGGTAGACTCTTTTCCCTGATTCTCCACTTCCGCCCACATCAACAGCCGCAGCTTGGAGACTTGATTTGCGCCGGGTTTCACCAGCATCTGAAGTCTGTTTTGTCTTGACGCCGCGCAGTTCTTTGTAGGTGGACAACAATTCATTTGCCGAATCATAGTCAAAATCAGCATCTGCTCTTGCGTAGAGTCCCTGACGAATGGGTGAGGATTTCACCCATGTCTGGAAGTCCGGGTCTTGCGCCACTTTGGTGTAGTCCGGATGCTCTTGCGTTAGCTTCTGCTGAATCTGCATCCGTCTGAAGTCTTGACCAGCTTGTCTGGCCGCGAGAACGTCGGGATGCCTATCAATCGTCGCTTGAACTGCTTTTTGAGGGTTCTCAAAAAAGTCAACTTCGGGTTCTGCATCTACCTGTTGTTGCTTAGAACCGAGATTTTGCTTCAGTAACTCGTCAGCAAGTTTACGAACTTCGCCCACTTCTTGGGCCTGCTTGCCAATCAACTTTTCAGCCTCTTGGTGCATCCGTACAACTTCTTCCAAACTTTTAGCCCGGTACTTGTCCGGAAGTTCAGAGGATTTTTTCTCCTCGGTTTCGAGTTCGCCTAGCGGCTCTTGTTCTTCGTCAATCAACATATTTTTTCCTGCCAAAATGGTTGTAGGATAATTCAACTCGGCTTTCGCTTATGAGTTGGCTTTGCGCTCCGCATTTAATTTTTGCAAGTGCTTTCTCTCAAACCTTCCGTGTTCAGACGGAAAAGAACCAGACCACCCTTCTAAATTAAACGCTGGGGCGCTGATAACACGGGCGGCAAACCCCCCGCATCTGCACAGCACACTGGTAGTCTCATAAACTTCCAGCGCCTCTGTGCGTTGTCCGCAATCGCAGACAAATTCATAAATTCTTTTCATTCAAGTCCTCGTAAGCTCGTGCGCTGACCTCTTTCAAGGTTATCAGCCAAGTCAGGATTGAAATCTCGCCTTTGCGAAATTGTAGACTTTTTTCGTCCGCAATGGTGGCGACATTGTTAAGCGGAGCCAGCATGTTGTCAACATCCTCCATAAGATCGGCCCAGCCTCGGTGGGAAAACAGGTCAAACCGGGCTTCATAGTAGTTTTGCAGTTCAGGCGTCATTTTAGTTTACGGTTTTATACAGAAGCCACACGGTGCCGCCCATTATCATAAAGAAAATCAACAGCACAAGCACAAGCTCAATCGCTTCGTCGATTTCTTCTTTTCTTTTGATCTTTTCATCTCGGGCACGCCGTATGTCGGCAGCAGCCTCTCTATCCATATCCGAGGCGCGGGCGACGATCTTTTCCCAAACGTCCATCTTGTTGCTTGAGAAAAACAGCATCTCGACCTCTTTCTCAAACATCCTGGCCTGCTCAATCGCCAACTCTAGCTCTACCGCCTTGCCCATCGAACTACCCTTAAAGCCGCCCGTCTTGGCCTGCTCGACTACCTTGATAGCCTCAGACTTTGCGCTGAAGAACCCGCCCAACACCGGCCCCAGGCTTTCCACATCCTGCACCGTCTTAATCGCAGTCTTGACCAGCTTGACTGCGGTGCTAATCGCCGCAAGAGCGGTGAACGGGTCAATCATTTGGGTTTCTCCACCCACTTCAGACACCAGACAACCGGGTGCCACGGGTTCTCCGGCGTCCAAAGCCACGCCCACCTTACGCACTCATAGACGGGTGCCGGTATCGCTGGTGGCGGTGGTAGGGCGTACATCACTTACCTTTGAGACTACTCCAAAAAGCCGTTGCAGCAGCCGCCAGCCCAATCAACCACAGCAAGGGTTTGGCAAGGCGGCTTAGTGTCTCCAGCACCTTGAAAGCGCCCTGGGCAGCGTTAAACGCCTCGGTAACATCCTTGGTGCTTTCTGTCAAAGCATCCACCTTGCTCTCAACAGCAACCAGGCGGTCGTAGATTTCGCGGTGGGTTATATCCCCTCGCACGATTAGCAATCCACAGCGGCTTCAAAACCCACTTGGGTTTTCAGCTCAGCGTACAGGCTTGCCATCAAGTTGTCCGCGGGTGTTGGGCAGTAAAAAGCGTGCTGTGCCACTTCCTGCGCGTTGGCTTGCCTGGCATCTGCGTTGGCAGATACCGACACCTGATATTGCACTTGGTCTTTGTTGCCGTGAATGTTGGTGATGCGAGCGTAGGCTTGGGCAAAGGGAACGCCGACATTGCTGGTAGTGATGGAAAGTTTGAGTGCCACGGTAGCCCCTAGTAAGTCATTTCGGTTGTGAAAATTTTCGCCACCCAACGGATCGTGGTGGCCGCTTGCCCAGTCGCTGTAATGGCTAACCCACCGTTGGTAACGTCTGCCGTGGCGGTTAAGGCCCAGGTGCTAGCCCCGGCATCAGCATACGAGGAAGTCACCGTAGGTGTGCCGACAAGGACAGTGGAGGCCGCGTTAGCGCCGCGCTTGATCGCCCCCTCAACAAAAAAGCCTTTAGTATCTCCAGCCCCCGTAACGCCGCAGATAACCTCTCCTCGAAAATAGAAAGCAGAGTTGTTGGGCAGGATGACCTGATTGGTTGTTCCTGCGGCGCTAGTGTTCGACGCTAACACCGTGGCAGTTGCGTCTGTTGTCTGTCTTGCAAGTACCAACAAACACGACTGAGACGCACCGCGTGTGGTTGTGATAGGTGCATTGCAGCCGGTTAAAGTTATCTCGCCTTCAATACCCCTTGTGGTTGCGTAGCCTCCGCCTAAAACTGTTGAGTTTGAGCCAGAAGCCAAGAGGTTAGTGCCCCCTAGAGTCGCTGCGGCAGATGCGCTGGCGGTGTTACTAGAACCCCCAACAGTTCCTGAGTTAGTAGCCGAAGCACCGTTACCCGACCCCCCCAAAACTACTGAGCCAGAGCCGCTGGCATCTGCGCTAGAACCAGCCAAAGCTGCGGAATTGCTGCCGGAAGCCTGGGCCGTAGCGCCACCAATAGCAACCGCATTGGAGGCAGTAGCAGTAACACTACTGCCGCCAATCGCAACACTTCCGCTTGCTGTGGCATTGCTATTTGTGCCGCCCAAAGATACTGAGTTCGAATTAATTATTTGACCGCCACCACCACTACTAATAACTACCCAATTTGAAAAAATAGTAGAACTAGATAGAGTATTTTGAGCTATATAACAAATAGTAAGCGAACTGCCTTGGCCTAACGTAAGATCAGTTCTCCCTGCGATATCTACTAAACTTATATTTTGAGTATTGGCAAAACCCCTGTCATTTTTGAAGGTAATAGTTTTACCTTGGGATGGGTTCTGCGGCAACGTAACTTGAATTGTTGTTGTAGACCCACCCGTAACAAAGTATTGGATAGGCGCACAATCATTTGCCAGAGCAATTCTGGTTGTCCCAGTGGTGGATTTACTAAAATTCCACCATTCTACGGCGGGGGTTTGCGTAGATGGAAAACCCGTAAACATTAGTAATCTCCACCAACGACTGAAATACTATACCCAGCCGCAACCGCAGTGCCAAAGGTGTAAAAGAGCTTGTAGCCCGCAGGTATGGATGCGTTGATTGGCAGGATGATATCTACCAACTCTGCAACCTGAGATACGGTAGTTGACGAAAGGGTACGTTCAAAGAACAGCGTATTGTTTGCCGCCGTTGTAGTAACCGATCCATTGTTTAGCCAGACGCGCATAACCGTGGCTACGTTTGTCCCCAAGGCCCGTACACGCACAAAATCAACCCGAGATCCGTTGGTTGCGTCAGCCGTGAATCCCGAGTTGTAGTTAGTCCCGGTAGTCAGATCAGTGGTTGTGTTGGCAGTAACTGCGCCAGTATTGACCCACTCAATTACCGGGACAAGCGGGAAAATTGGTGAAGTATTTTGAGCCATTTAGAAACCTCCAAAAGATTGAGCTTGCATTTTAGTGATGGGAAGCGATGAGCCACCACCAGCAGGTGTGGCCCAAGCCCCATCCCCACGCCAGAATGTACTGGCAGAGGCACTCGTACCTGAGTTGAGGTTAGTGACTGGAAGATTGCCTGTGACGCCGGTTGTCAGGGGCAGGCCCGTGGCGTTGGTAAGGGTGGCGGCCGATGGCGTACCAATGTCAGGCGTTACCAATGTCGGGCTGTTGGACAGCACGGCATTTGTCGTTCCTGTGCTTGTGGTAACCCCCGTGCCGCCGTTAACCACTGGCAACGCAGTGCCTGACAAAGTAATTGCTAGTGTGCCGCTAGTGGTGATAGGCGAGCCTGCGACTGACAAAAACGTCGGTACGGTTGCTGCAACACTTGTGACCGTGCCGCTGCCGCTGGCAGTAGCGTTAATGGTCTGATTGGGCCAAGTGCCGCTTACAGTGACGTTTGTGCCCGCGACTATCGCAGGCGTTGCCGTGCCAGAGCCGCCGTTAACAACCGCCACAATGCCCGTTACATTGGCCGCAGTTCCGGTCGTGTTTTGGTTGAGTGTCGGAATATCCGCAGCAACCACGGCGCGGAATGTTGGAACGCCAGCAGTTCCATCGGGCGCGGCCAAAACAAAGTTGGCAGTCTTACTGGCGTAGGGGTTTAGCGTGTCGCCGTAACCCGCAGACAGCGATATGGCTGGCGTAGCCCCGCCGCTGGACGCAACGGGCGCTGTCCCGGTTACCGCTGAAACGGCACCACTGCCGGTAAAATACGCTAGGCTAGTCCAGGCTGTTGAACCATCACCAACCTTGATTTTTCCGGTATCAGTCTCTATCCCAATCTCGCCCTCGGCCAAAAGAGTGTTGGCCGCTGTCCACTGGGCAGCGGTTCCTCGCCTCAACTGAATTTGCACAGACATTACGGCCCTCCGGCATCTAGGGCGGTAGTGCCGCCATAGATTGAATCATAAAAACCGCCATCAGCGTTATAAAAGCCAGCACTGGCCCCGCCCCCAGACATACTGGTGGCACCACGCTCGCCTTTTTCGCCTTTGACCTCTCCGACATTTATCATCTTACCGTTTGACAGGGTAAACACCAGGGAGTCATCGAAGTCTACTTTTGCATCGGTTACGGATACCCCGTCAACCCCGTCTTTCCCGTCTTTTCCCTTGTCCCCGTCCTTGCCGTCCTTACCGATTTTGCCAGCATCGCCCTGCGGCCCCCGGTCGCCTTGCTCGCCTTGCTCGCCTTGCTCACCTTGCTCACCCTTGAGCTTCTGAACGGTGTTGACCTTCGCTTCTAGCTTGGGAAATTCCTTGTTAAGAACAATCGCAAGCGCAGATACCTTTGCCTCGACCGAAACATCAGAAAGAATGATGTTTTTTAAGTCCATCATTGACCAATGATTCGTTGCAGGAACTCATTGTCTTTTTGGCTTTGATTTTGCTTGTCGGCCATCTGTAGCTCGACAATCTTGCCCTTGTTGTTGATGTCAGCCTCCTTGAGCATCAACTCAGCGATCTTGACCCGCTTGTCAAACTCTCGGGCGTTAGCAGAATCTTCGTTGGGCAGGTTCTTTGTCAGGCTGGCGCTCACCTTAGCCTGCGTTTCAGCAGGCATCAACTGCGCTTCGGTCATCAGCTTCTGCGCCTCTGCGCGGTTCTGCTCGGCCTGGGTAGTGTTGACCGCGATCTGTGCCTGCGCCGCCTGCATCGCCAGTTGCTCTTGCATCTGTTTCATCTGCTGCGCCTGCGGGTCGGGTTGGCCCATCTTATCAAGCGCCGCCATCAACTCATACCTGTTAGACAGGCTGGAATTGGTCAGGATGCCCTTCAGGATCAGCGGCAGCACTGGCGTATTCGGGCCGAGAGTCTGAAGCAAACCAATGAACTGCTGCTGCTCGTACTCGCGGGCAATGATGCCCAGCGTAGCCGTAGGAATAAACCGCATGTCTACAGACGGATAGCGTTCCGGGTCGAACTGCATGTACCTAAACGCCGCCTTTTGAATGAACGGGATCAGGAAATCCTCTTGGAAGTTCACTAGCGTCCGCTTGTACTTCTTGATGATGGTCGCCACTGCCATGCTCAGGCCAGCACCGTCCCGGTTGCCTTGGCTCACCATGCCTTGCGAGTCCATCGTGCCCGTGGCTTGCAGCAACATGCGCTCAAACTCTTTGGCTGTGTTCAAGTTGTTCAGGCTTGTCTCGCCAAACTTGAACGGATACAGAATCTCAGCCGGATTGCCGTTGACCAGGAAGGCTTTGCCGGGTTTGACCTCAAACTTAGCACCTCGGGGAAGCCTTGTCGCGTCCATGCCCATCATGGGGCTAGTTGTGAGCGCCAGGGAGTCCAAGTGGCTACGCACCTGGGCATCAATCGCCTTTTGCATGTTGTAGGACTTCTCAACCGTGCCCCGGCCCAGCAGCCGGTTCGGGACGGTATCGTCTTGGTAAGCCAAGACCGGCCTGTCCTTCATCATGTACGGGTTTTCTTCGGCTTTGAGCAACATGCCTTCGTTGGCGATGACCACAATCGCCTCCACCATGTCGCTATAATCATCAGCCGCCGAGTTTTCGGGGAACAACTCCTCGATTTCCTCGTCTTTCTCAGTCAGGTATTCCCTGGGCACAAGGCCGTAGTACGTCAGCAGCCTGACCTTTCCGTCCCGGTACTGACTGACTTCTTGAGTCGGCTCAAGATCAGTGTCCTCATCGCCAGTGGTGATGTTGACCTTGCGGTAAATACCCTTCTCAATGCCCTCCACCACCTTGTGTATGCTGACAAACTTCTCAATCGCCACGCCCATGCAGTCATCAACGCTGGTGCCGTTGGGGTCAAACAAAAAATTCTTAGGGTTAACCGGCATGATCTTCACGGCAATGCGGTTTTTCTCCACTACACCAATGGCCGCTTGCCCCGTCTGACCAGGAATCGCCTGGGTAGCAGGCTCAAAGACCTTCTCGGTCTTGACGATGACCTCACCAATGCCCGTTCCGTAGATTTCAGCCATCAACTCAATCTGGTCAATCGCTTTTCTGATCTTGTCCTGCTTGAAATCCTCCATCAACTGCGCTTTGAGCATCTCAACGTCCAACGGATTGCCGTTTACGTCTTTTAGGTCATCTTCAATGTCAAAAAAGTCACCCTGACCAAAGATCGCCTCCATGATCTCAGCGTGGCGCGTTTCCACCGCCTGCTGGGTGGCTGGAGTCACGATCCGGCTGCGCTCAGACTCCCGAGTCTTGTCCTCAGCAGCCCACTCGCCACGGAAAATGCGCTCATACTCTAGGTAGTCGGGGAGAAAGTTCGTGTCGCGCCAGTCGCGCCACCTGTCGCAATGGTCAACAACAAAGGACGTTAGCTCTTTGTCGTTTTCTGTCGGTTCTTCGAACTCGTTTTGATCCATAGCGTTACCTCGTTGTATCGGCTATTGTATTGCCGAAGGGGTCTGTGTACATTGGATTTGCCAACAGGTCGGGGGCTGCTGCACCCATCGCTGCCGCAACCGCTGCACTTCTGCGGAACGGGTCAAAGGCTGCGAAGCGGGAGCGGAAGTTGTCAGGATTGACAGATACATAATGCTGTCTTTCTGGGTACTCATTAACGCCTTGTTTTAACAACCAATCGGGCGTTGGTTCTTGATTAGTAATAATTGCTGATTTATTTCTTTTAAATAATTCAGAAATTAACTCATCATCTGCTGCAACTTTTAATTCATCGTAAGGATTATTTAGTTTTGAAACTAATGCTTCATCTTTAAAAACAGCCAATGGATATGAAGTACCGCCCGTATCTTTTAATGATGAATACATATTAGTTTCTGGTAAATAATTTGTTGCATAAATTCCGGGGCCTTGAGCACCTGTTCTTGATGGTTTAAATGTTGTTATATTTGGATTATTGCTACCATGTCCCCATCCAAACTCTGCACCCATAGCCGCCGCCCTCTGCTCCGCCGTATTGCCAGCCGCCAAACCAAGACCGCCCTGCTCAACTGGCAATGCTGCACGCTGTTGGGCCAAGTCTAGGGCGGCTTGTTGGGGGTAGGTTAGACTTTTACCTTCCATGTCTATAAGTGCGTCCCACGCTTTATCCCCGCCCCGAGCTATGTCAGCGCCCGGAAATTGAGATACTAAATTACCTGCGGCGGTCTTCTGATCGGCACGCTGTAAGGCTGCCCAAGCAATCTCCCCATCCTCAAACCCCTGCGCTTGAAGAACATCGTATTCGGCTTGGTTTATCTTAACAGCGGCTAAAGAGTCTCCTCGGTCTTTGGCAACTGACGCCCGGTTATGCCCATCAAGAATTGACAACGTGCCAGAGTCGTTGATAACCACGATAGGATCAAATTCATCAGTATCTACTTTCAAATCTTTTTTGCGGTCTTGCACTTTCTCCCGAAATACAAGTGCGCTAGGGTCTACTTGGGTGGGACGACGCCCGGTTACCGTTAATTCACTCATTGGGCTAACCGTCCCTCTGCTCATGCCTTGCAGCATCTCAGCACCTAACCCACCGCGTTCCATAATCTGCGGCACTACCCTCTCAGCGTAACGCTCACCAGCTCGACCCACTGCCATTGCACCAGTACCCAATGCTTTACCTGCAAGCCCCACCAGAGGCGCAACACCTAATGCAGTACCGACTTCGAAGGCCGGTTCAGCAACCCGCATGATGTCCTGGTACTGAGGATGCAGAACACTAAACCCCATCTCGTCTGGGGCAGTGCCAAACAAACCACTTACGGCTGCATACGTCCTCGGGTCAGGCAAGGTATTAACATCGCGCTGCCGCGCTAATGCTCTGGCGCTTGCACCTTGGCGCTGAAGATTGGGGTTGCCAAAGTATGCGCCGCCCCCTCCAAACAGTCCATCTGCCATATTCAAACCCCTGAAATTACATCCATAGGCTCCCACGCATCCTCATCGTCCTGCTCGAAATAGCTTGTCACAGCCAGTTGGTCGATATAAGAAAGCGCATCCGGAAGATCGTCGTGAACCCCCTGGCTCGGGAACATGAGTAGCTGGTCTACAAAGGCATCCCAGTTTTCTTCGCTATTAAGCACGATTCTGCCATGCTCGAAGCGCCCCTGCAACGACCAGATGATTCTATCGGTTTTCTTACGGTTGCCGTGAGTCAGATCGACAATGTGGCTATACACATTACTCTTACGCATCAAGTCCGACAAGTACGGCAGCACCGCGTTCTTTAGCGCCCCCCTCTCAATGCCCAGACTCAGTGGCCGATATTCTCGCATCGCCACTAGAATCTTTGAGGCCGTTTCCCGGATAT